GAGCGATATCAACTTTGCCCGGTGATACGATCTGCCGCTGAATAGATTCCAACGTTACAAAAGTACAACTGCAATTTATGTTTTGGCATTGATGATAACGCTCTTTAGTGTTCTCACTAAGAGATCCGATGGTGCTGCCGAACGGCTCCCGCCTGATGTTCCTCGGCACCAACGTGCGCACCGCGCAGAGCTACACCGGCAATATGTATCTGGATGAGTATTTCTGGATACCGAAGTTTCAGGAGCTGCGCAAAGCCGCCAGCGGGATGTCGCTGCACAAGCGATGGCGCACCACCTACTTTTCCACACCGTCGAGTCTGGCACACTCCGCTTATCCGTTCTGGTCGGGGGAACTGTTCAACAAAGGGCGGCGCAGCAAAGCCGATCACGTTCAGCTCGACCTCAGCCACCTGTCAAAAGGCGTGCTGTGCGGCGATGGGCAATGGCGCCAGATTGTCACGGTTGAGGATGCGCTGACCGGCGGCTGTAACCTGTTCGACCTCGATCAGCTGTCGCTAGAATACAGCCCGGCAGAGTATCAGAACCTGCTGATGTGTGAATTTGTGGATGATACCGCGTCGGTATTCCCGTTCGCCGAGCTGCAAGGTTGCATGGTCGATACGCTGGAAGAGTGGGAGGACTTCAACCCATACGCCGTGCGGCCGTTCGGTTATCGCCCGGTGTGGATCGGCTACGACCCATCGGAAGCCAACGGCGGCGACAGCGCCGGGTGCGCGGTGATCGCGCCGCCAATGGTGGTCGGGGGCAAGTTCCGCGTGCTCGAACGCCACCAGTGGTAGGGAATGAACTTTGCCGATCAGGCCCAGAAGATTAAAGACCTTACCGAAAAGTACTGCGTGGAGTACATCGGCATCGATGCGACCACCGTCGGTCAAGGTGTTTTCCAGTTGGTGCGCGAGTTCTTCCCGGCCGCGCGGGAGATCAAATACACCCCGGAAATCAAAACCGCCATGGTGCTGAAGGCAAAAGACACCATCGGGCGCGGCTGTCTGGAATACGACACCAGCCACACCGACATCAGCGCCGCCTTTATGGCGATCCGCAAAACCATGACCGCCAGCGGCGCGCGTTCCACCTACACCGCCAGCCGCAGCGAAGAAGCCAGCCACGCCGATGTCGCGTGGGCAATCATGCACGCCCTCTTGAACGAACCGCTGACCGCAGGCAGCGGCCACAGCAGCCTGAACATTTTGGAGTTTTACTGATGAGCAAGCGCAAAGGCCGCAAGGCATTTACCTCCCCGGCGCCAGCCCCGGCAGCAGAGCAGAAACAGGATTTTGAGGCGTTCACCCTTGGCGAGCCGTCCGCTGTGCTGGATAAGCGGGAAATTCTGGATTACATCGAGTGCACGACCAATGGCAAGTGGTACGAACCGCCGATCAGCTTCGATGGGCTGGCACGCAGCTTGCGCGCCGCCGTGCATCACAGCTCGCCGATATATGTTAAGCGTAACATTTTGGCGTCTACGTTCATCCCGCACCCGCTATTAAGCCAGCAGGAGTTTAGCCGTTACGTGCTGGATTATCTGGTGTTTGGTAACGCCTTTTTAGAAGAACGTCAAAACCGCCTCGGCGCGGTGTGGATCGCGGCGCTTACTGGTTCGTGCAGGACTGGAAAGAGGCGCACCGTTTCAAGACCGACAGTGTTTTTCACCTGATTGAGCCGGATATTAACCAAGAACTGTACGGCCTGCCGGAGTACCTCAGCGCGCTTAACTCCGCGTGGCTGAACGAAGCGGCGACGCTGTTCCGCCGTAAGTATTACCAGAACGGAGCGCACGCCGGTTATATCCTGTATATGACAGACGCGGCGCAGAGTACGAGCGACGTTGACAGAATGTGCCAAGCCATGCGCGATACCAAGGGCTTAGGGAACTTCCGCAATCTGTTCATGTACGCTCCGAACGGCAAGCCGGACGGCATTAAGATCTTGCCGCTATCCGAGGTCGCCACCAAGGACGACTTTTTCAACATCAACAATGCCAGCCGCGACGATCTGCTAAGTGCTCACAGGGTACCGCCTCAGATGATGGGGATTATACCGAACAATACTGGCGGGTTTGGAGATGTTGAAAAGGCTAGTCAGGTTTTTGTAAGGAATGAACTAATACCACTTCAAGAGCGAATGAAAGAAATAAATAGCTGGCTAGACTTTGATTTTATTAAATTCAGTCCATATAAACTTTAACAATGGCAGTAGTCATTTAAATGACTACTGCCACCAAGATCAAGGCTGATAACTAAAAACTATAATTTCCCTGAGAGCATTGTAATTAGAAATATTACGCGGCTCCGTTTCAATATCTAGCATTATATCCTTTAGTCGTTGCCATGCTTTAAAGGGTTTATCAGATTTATGCCCTGGCCGATTGTTAGGCCAGAGCACATCTTCCATCGTATCGGCAACAACGTATATATTGCCCGCATTACCAACAGATTGAGCTATTTTAGAATTTGCTTTGTAAGGATGGATTGCACTAACTTGATCTAAATTAGCCAAATCTATATCCTTCTGATCTCTATCGTGAATCACCTTATACGGCAACCCAAGATTAGTCATGATTTTTGCTATTGCACTAATAGTCCATTTCCCCCCACAAGACACAATGGTTGTTTCGCTATGGAGACTATTTTCAACATTAAAAACATTTACAAGTCTTTCCGCTTCGCTAAACATGGCAACTTCAGTATCGCCTTCAACTAAAATGCTTCTTTTAGCAAAAAATGCTTCACATACAGTAGGATGATAATCTAATGCCGCTCTTAAGCGAGCTTTATCATCACCGACAAAAGGATCGCTCTCGAGTTGAACTATAACCGGGGGCTGTGTCGACTCTTTCTTTAAAACTACAAGTGAACGTGGGTTATTTGCCACATTTACAAGATATGGCGAGTGAGTAGTGATAGCGACTTGCCAAGAGTGACTATTTGATATGCTTTCTAGAACTTTTTTTAATTTTCGCATTAGATGAGGGTGAATAAATAACTCAGGTTCTTCATAAAGTAAAACTACTGAGCGATTACTAATATTTCCATCCCCACCATCCACTCCTAAAGAGTCATGCTTAGCAATTATTTCTAAAAGGCAAAAAATCAAGGAACGCTGCAAACCATGTCCCTGTAAAGATATTGGTGTTTCTTTACCATCATCTAATCTCAACTCAGCAATACCACCTAACACTTTATCATATTCAGGTTCTTGAAGACTCAAAATCAACCGCGCATCAATTATTTCAGATATACGGCTTGTTAAATCATTACGCAACTCTCTAAGTCCCTCAATCGATTGTTCGCTTTTTAACTGCATCACGAGATTAGAAAAAGAAGATGTAAGGTCACTGTAATGGGTACTCGCTTTTACTTTTGGCATGATTATCTTTGAAAGCAATTTACCAAAAGTTGACGTTTGCGTCGACTTCATTTCTTCATCTATGGACTTTAATGCAGGAATAACAACAGCGTTAGGTATTGCTTGCTTCAATGCTGCATCTATTCCGAAGTTATCAGAACTCCACTCCCAATCACCATATTGAAATGCACTTGGCAAATGCTCTTTAATCAAATTTTTAATTTGTTCTTGGTTCTTTTTAGATTTATAAGTTGTTCCATTAAAACCATTGGCTTTAATTATAGCCTGAATTTCTGGAGAACAGTTAGTTAAAGAACTATCAAAATCAAGACCTTCAAATATCTCTCTTTTAACATAGGCCTCATAATTTTTACCAATAGAATACTTTCCAGTTTCTGCGTTAAATTTCGACTTTATCGTCACTCGAAGCTGGATTTTATCCTCATGTATTATGCCAGAAACCCCTGAACATCCCCTCTCCCAATCTTCAATCTCTTTAAAAATACCTTCTATTATTATGTCATGATACTTATTAACCTCAACTTCACGACCTAATATATTTATAACTTCAACCCCATTATCTTTAAACTCCTCTATCGCCGGAGTGTTCTGATTCAAAAATATCTCTATTGCGCGTATAAAAGATGATTTCCCACTATTATTAGGTCCGATAAATGATGTGTAATTTTCAAAACTTACACTACCACTCTCTATCGATCTAAAATTGGATACACTAACAGTTCTCAACTTCATTATTTAACACTTC